GCCTGCCCATAAATGAGCCAATATTAATCTTAATGCTTTTGCCCAACCTTCTTTCGAGTCATGGACTGCAATCGTGTGATTGGATTCATATAGAGTGTCTGGCACTTCGGGCAGCTTGTTAATATTACTTGCTTCGACTGAAAAACCAACTCCTGTTCCGCACAATAAAATAAACATGGCTTCATCAAATGATTTAGGATCATCGACGGGTAAGTAAGAACAGTTGTAAACGCATGTGTTATCACGATCAGCACTCTTTCCTGCCGTCATCATGGCACGCATGGAAGGCATCAGTTGATGGTTAAAAATAGCGTCAAAGATTTCTTTCTTTAACTCTTCGTTGTCTTTAATAGGTTCAGTGTGACTAAATATGTAGTCTACAAATCTTTGCGTGGTTTCGCCCCATGTCTCACGACGGGCTTTTTCATCGATAAATCTAGCGTATCGACTCGCTGCAATGTACTCTCTATATTGATCCATTTATTATCTTTCTTGCAATAGACTCAGCGTACTTGTTCGCGTCCTTTTCTTGAATACGAAATTGATACTGAGTGGGTGGTGTAAAAATTTTGTTTGTATCTTCAAAACGACCTTCTTTTATGGTATCCATCCATATCGTTACCTGTGGTTCAAACAGTGCTCTCATAAGTAGTGTAGGGCAAACAAAGTCACATATCACAAAGTCCGTATTTTCATCACGTGCTAAGTAATACATGCGCGCTGCTTGCCTTAACCTACCCTTGTCAGTGAAATCCCAATCATTAAAGTCTTCACGAATCTTATCGGCATTAAACCATTTCACAGATTGTTTGTGATTAATTAACTGCTTCAAGAGGGCACGAGCAAGTGTCGTCTTACCCGCACCCGGAAGCCCCATAATTAGGATCTTTTTCATTAAACTGCGAAGTCTGCAGCGGCGGATGTACCACCACCAAGTTTTTCACCGTCTTCTGTTTTTTGAACATTGTTTAATCCAACCGCAATACCTTTAGAACCTGAGGCATTGTATGGATAGAGTGTTACAGATGCACGACCATAGCAACCGCTATAGAATTCTGATGGATCAATGATCGCATTCATATCTGCATCTACAACACCTGGTTTATTAGCTGAGTTAGCATTTACAAAGTATGAATTAGCATAAGCCGGATCATCCTTCTCTGCGTCACCATCACGTAAACCACCTTTTAAACCTTTTGGTACTGCGCCACCAAAGAAAGCTGCGTTTGTATTTGCCGCATCTTCGAAAGCTTTTTGAAACTTAGCAACTGTTTCAGTATCAGATTTTGGAATGATAATTGATACTGAATACTTTGGTGTACCGCCTTCAACAGCAGCTTGTGGTTGAAACACATGCGCATATGAGAAACGTACTTTACCAGTTACAATTTTAATTTTATTAGTTGCTGCCATATATTACTCCTTAACGTTAGAATCAAACTTCAATCGGGGCTGATTCGTCTACCCGTAAAAAACATATTACACTACTTTTAATCATCATGCAAGATTTTATTATTTTGCATAGCTTTTTTAATAGCTAATGCATTAATAAAGTCTTTTTTATATGATTCTTCTTCAAGCATTTCGGGATCTACAGATACCAATAATAAAATCTGATACACTGAGTCGCGGAGCAAATTGATCTCATCACGTAATCCACTATTAGTCAACGGTTCAAACTCTTTTGTATATTTTCCAATCAAACTATCTGGTACAGAATACACTTTTTCATAGCATTTAACAAGCATATTATTCATATCTTAAGTAAGACGGAAGCTTTATTTTTTCTTTAAAGTTCTCTATCTGATTGGTAAATTGTTCGTAGCGTTCTCTGTAAACTTTTGAATCGGTGAACTTGAGATCTGGAATAACTAGCTGAACATTGTACACGTAACAGTACTCATAAAAGAATTGAGCGTGCACCAACTCTCTTTGAAGTATTTGTCTTATCATACTGTCCAGGGCGTCTCCCTTTAATTTTGGATTCTCAACAGCGAAGTAGCGTTTTGTGATTTCTACAAAAGACCAAAAAGAATCCTGAACATTTTCTCTTGTTAGGAATATGTTTGTTTTTTGTAAATTAAAAAAGTTAATTGAGTGATTGTTTATAACTGCTCTATCAAAATCAATCGTTCTTAAAAATGCAGGGTTCTTTGGATTATGCTCCGGCACTTTTATTTCATGGATTAAATGCTTGAGTGGCTTTTTAATATCCATGTTAAGTATCTCATCGTAAAGAGGTACCTTTAATTGTTTGGCTAAATCATAACAAAACTTTGTTGACCCACAACGTCCTATTGAAGAAACAATCATTTGAAGTCCTCTGCCGCATTAGCTGTTGTATCGCGGACCAATTTAGGTGATCCCTCGGGGCGTTGTACTAATTCACCTAACCAAGCTACCACTTGACCTTTGGCCGCTAACTTTTCTAGCGTTGCGATAGATTTTAGTTTGACAGGTTCATAAATGGTATCTTTAGGAAGACCCTTTTCAAGTAGCACTTTGGCAGCAAGTTCAGTATCAGTGATCTTGCGATGTGTTGTTGTCGTTGTTAATTTAAAACCGATCGGGATCTTATGTTCATTGACAGCTCGATCAAGTGCGTGAGTTTCTACATCATTTACCCATGTGCGTAAGTCTTGCGCTTTTGATAATACAATATTAAGCTCATCTTCTGTTAATAAAGGAGGTTCTTTAAAATCGAGTTTAGCTAGCTCATTATTATAATCAGCTCGCGCACGACACAAAGCTTTTGCCTTACAGAATTGGCAATGATTTCCAGGTACATAGTTACCCGATCCTGTCCAAGCTTTTGCTGCTTTGGGTTTTACAAAATACTCTGCCCAATCCACAAGTTTATGAAGGGTTGTGCTATCTGTTGTAATGCTATCCAATCGAGGTTGGATGATTGTATATTTAACTTCTTTGATATTTGGGTACTTGACTTTAAATTTATTCCATGCGCCTAAACTATACAATCTTAATTGTGGATTATCTATAGCTGATACAGGAATGCCTGCACCATATTTTAAATCCATGACATGAATTGAATTTTCTGATAATACTACAACGTCTGCAGTTCCGAAGCCGTCATTTACCCATTCTGAAAAGTCTACCTTTTGTTCAAACATAGGCTCATCGTTGGCACCAATCTGCGATCTTACATAGACAACATAGTTATCTGTATAAACTTCCATCTCTTCATTATAGTATTGAGTGAGTTTAATAATCTCAAGCTCTCGTTTATATTCCTCACTACTAATCTGCCCATAATGGAGACGCAGTTTGATTTCAGATAAAGTGTGGGCTGTTGTGCCTTCTGCTGAATAATCAAATGCATTTGGGTTTCTTGGAGTATCGGGGAGTGTACTTTCGAGTCTTGCGGAAGGAGTACATGTTAGCCATCTTTTGGATCCGGAGGCTGAGAGAAATGCGTGTGCAGTCATTTTAGTCTTTCAATTCGTTAAAAAGTTACTTATACTAATGCAAAAAAATACCCCTTTCGGGGCATTATTTTTTAACTAAATTGAAAATATTTTTATTGCTTTAAGGCGGAAATTAGGTTAGCTATTTCTTTATTAAAGTCGACTACAACCTCTGCTTTGAGATCAATCTTTTGTTCTCTTGAGTCTTTGTAATCATCGGGGTATTGGCCTCGTAATGCAATCTCTGCAACACGGGAATTGAATGCTTTGTTTTCGATATTGGCTAACATCAAATTTTCCCAATATGCTTGACCATAGGTTGTTGCTAAATCCATAGCTTCTGCAAATACAGGATCTTCTTTTTTAAGTTTAAGCGCAGTTGTTTTACTTATGCCAATTGCGGCGTACATCGCTTTTTGTGATGCACCTTGCTGCCCAAGAAGTAAAATCTTCTTAGCATCTTCTTCATTAAACTTATATTTTTTGTTTGTTGCCATTATGTTATTTCTTTAAACCTTTTAATGTTTCTGCAAGTCTTGCGCGTTTACCTGTCACACCAGGTTTCTTTGCTGCAGCTGCAAGTTTGCCAGCGGGAATCTTTTCACCTTTTTTAACACCAAGAGATTGTTTTAATGCACCTGGTTTTTTAATTGCTTTCTGAATCCACTTTTCTGCCATCTTGTATTCTCCTAATGACTTCTTCTTTTTGTTTATTGGTGTAGTTATACCAGTCTACTATTTCGGATACATGTCGTTTACATCCACGACAATACTCATTGTCTAATCGACAAACACCGATGCAAGGGCTATTAGTAGGCATAGGTTTCCCTATTCCTACTAATGCACAAACTAGTCTTTTTTCGCCCCATCGTCGGTCTTAACTGACATGCGCTCAATCTCAGCTTTGCGAGCCCTCATCTCAGCCATGGCCTCATTAATAACGACTCGGGTCACTGCTGCAGCAAGTTCTTGGCGCTTTTTCTCAATAGCATCTGAGTTTGAAAATCCGCCCCTATCCATCATCTTATTTAAAAGATCGGATGCCATTATGCGTCTGCCGTAGCATCAGGTGCTGGTTGTGTATCAGCAGGTTCACATGCAGCTTGTAATGCAGCTACTTGTGGGCCACCTTGAGTTTGAATCTCATTAATTAAATTTGCAGAAGCCACAAATGGTGCATTACCTAATACATTAAGCAATCCGTTCACTTGATCCACTGTTAAAGTTAATGTTATTTTTTCTTTGCTAATATCGGTCATACTTTTCTCCTTTTATCTAGTTCTCGTTGAATGTACCATATCGCCTTTTCTAAGTCTTCTATGGCATCGTGTTTTAAATCTGCACGCCAGATGTACTTCACGGCATTCCCAAGACAGAAGTTCATATGTTCTGTAATTTGAATGCACTCTATATTTTCACCACAAATACATTTAGCTGGGTTACTCGTATAATGCTTTGGATGATTAACTGGATCATTTTGATCCTTAACCATTCCAAGCCAATTTTTTTCGCTTATAGCCATTATAAATTTAGCTCCTTTTTAATAATCTCTAATCCCTTACCAAAATGATATCTCCAGTATTTTTCTGTCACGGATATATCATTGTAAGTTAAACCATCAAGGTAAGCCTCAAAAATAAATTGTTGTTTTGGGTCAAGCTTAGCGTCAATGATTTTTCTAATGTCTATTAAGTCTTCCTCGGTCCAGGGTAACCAACCATCAATCAGTGTGGCTGAGAAGTTACCTTCCTTAGAGTCATCGCGCTCCATGGGATCAGGGTCCTCGTCGGATAGTCTGGGCATCATAGCGTTAACTTTATGTTTTAGTTTGTTATTTTCCATACGTACTATACTAATGCAAAATCTAGGGCATTTAAGACAGCATTTTGGATATTTATTTTACCTTCCAAAACTTGTATCACTTGGTTATCAATACTGCGACTTAAGACTAAATGATGGATAATCACAGGCTTGGTTTGACCTTGGCGATGTACCCTGGCATTTGCTTGGATATAGTTTTCACTTGACCATGGTAAATCATACCAAACCATCTGTGCCGTATCGGCTACATTACATTGTAAGTTAATTCCTATGCCGCCCGATTGTGGATGCGCCAACAACATCTTAATCTTACCTTGTCGCCAATCTTCTATCGTTTGTGGATTGCTATCTAATAATCTTGCATGGGAAAATTTTGCCTGTAATCCTGCAAGTGATGATTTATAATGGTAAAAGACTAATGTAGGTATGTTTTCATCTACAAGATCTTCCAAATAATCTAACTTAGCATCATGTTGTTTTAGCCATGTGCCGTCTTCTTTATAAAGTGACCCTGAGGTAAACTGTAATAGCTTGTTTGTTAGAGCCGCGGCGGTGACTGCCGTAATGGTTTCTGCTTCAACTTCTAGCACCATGTCTTTACGTAATCGATCATAAGCACTTCTTGTAGCTTGACCAATCTCGACCGTATGATATACCTTGGTGACTTCTGGGAGTGTAAGGTAATCCTCCGCCTTGAGTGAGAAGCATATGTCTTTGATCTTGTCATTAATTACCTCATCCGCCTTGGGTATGATGCCCCACTTATAGATCACGCCCGTGTGCCTGTTACGTTCGATCGGCATCATGTACTTGTCACGGAACTTAGTGAGTGATGTTTCTAATCTTTGGCCGAGATCTAATATGGCAACTTGTGACCATAGGTCTTGGTAACCTTGAGGTGTGGGTGTACCTGTTAGAATGATACGGCGTTTGAATGTTTTAAGAAAAGGTTTAATCGCTTTGAATCTTTTTGTTGATGAGTCCTTGAAACGTGATGACTCATCGATGACAAGATTATCAAACTTTGTCATGGGTATTTTTAACTCAGTTAACCACACTACATTTTCTAAATTGATGATGTATATATCGGCATCTTTTTGTACTGCCTCAACACGTTCTTTTGGATTGCCTAATATCTTAGAGACGCGGAGGTGTTTGGTATGTTCCCATTTTGTTACTTCTTCTGACCATACTGATTCAGCAACTTTTTTAGGTGCTATGATGAGTGTGCGGCCTTTACATTGCTCTGCAATAATTGTGAGCGTTGTTGCGGTTTTACCAAGTCCCGGATTTAATAGTAATCCAATACATGGAATGGATGATGCTTTATCTACAATATCTTTTTGATACTGATGTAAGTTATTTCTGTTCAGCATGTAAGTGTTCCCATATCCAATCTGCTATTTTATACATTTCTTCCATTGATGCATTATCTTTAATACGATTGGCTCTATATGATAAGAATGCCACATTACCTTTAACGTATCCTTTGTGTGGTAGTATGCGATCGAGTGTGGGTGCGTTTTCTTTCGTATTACCTTTACCTAAACCTGATTGTCCCCATTCAAATGGAATTTTAAATATTGGACATTCATTAGTTGCAATAGATTCCAAGTATTCCACGGTTAAATTAAACGGAAGATTATTTTTACGAGCGCGTGATTTTGCATTGTAATAAAATCTTTGTCTAATCTGTTTTTGCTTGGGTGATAAATCTGATAAACGCATCGACCTCTTCCTCACTAAATATCACTGTTACGATGAACCCTTGTTTTTCCAGTAGTCGGAATACGACTAATTGTCTTGGAGATAGTCGGCCGGACTTTGCCTTTAGTTCCACTAAGTATACTTTCCCCTTTAGGAATACGATTCTGTCTGGCACGCCGGTCACTGTGCTTATCCATTTGAAGCTTAAGCCCCCTGATTTTTCCACCGAGGTTTTCAAGTACTGTTCCAAGTGTTTTTCCAACATGTTTTTCCTTTTCTATAACGCAAGCTTTAAATATTTGACGAACGATTGATTCGGTAAGGTACGCTCGAGTCTCTTCTGTGAGTATCTCTTCTTCTTCAATGTACTCACTAAGACGTTCAATGATGTGCACTGTCTCATGTGCAATTGTTGCCACCATTTCTTCTACACTATCTTTCATATCATCTAAATTAAATACTGCGATGATGACACCTTTTTTACCTTCGCCAATGTAATGAACCTCGGCTACACCTAACTGAAGTGCCTTAATATCTACGTTGGTCATCTTTTGATCAATGAGTATCTCTTGGAATTGTTCGTCGTTAAAACATAACTTTACGCAACGAGGAAAAAATCCCAGATCAACATTGTAATAACTATACTTTTTTGTTTTCATCCAGTAACCTCCTGTGTCCTTCGTCAATGGGTTCACCCACCCAATCAATGAGTGCGGTCGTCATCTCTACATCATTCAACCATTTCTCAAATACTAAGAACGCGCCACCACCATCTTTGGATTGTAGACTGTGGGGCTCTCCCATATAACCCGCTGATGTTGATGTGCCGAATAATGCGTGCATGCCCGTTGTTGGATTTTCTTTTTGCAGTGTGTTCCAGTACTCCGTCTTCTTAAAATCATCATGCTCTAAACCTAACTGCAAATAGCCTGTGACATACGTCGCACAACTCTCAACGTTTGGATGTGAGTGTTTAGGCACATTTACATTTGGTTTAACTGTGATCAATAATACTTGATAGCGTTTATCTCTAAATATGCAGAGTGAGTGCGTGGTGTCTGTAAAATATACCGCATTCTTAAATGGTGGCTTAAAGGGTCGTTTGTTTTCAAACCACCATTTCCTGAATTGATCAACCTGCATGTTTTAGTATCTCCTTTAAATCTCGTTGTGCTGTTTCATCAATAAATGATGATGGTAATGTGGGTGAAAGAAACCGTTGTATCGCGGCGTGAAATGGGTAATTATAAGTATCCCATTCGCGATCGATCTCGGTATTAAGTATTTTTTCACGGTGCGTGGGTGTCCACCCTGTCACAATGATTGTCCACTTATCTTTCCTCGATATCTCGATCGCAATGTTCCTGTGTGCATTCATCAGTACTCTCGCCATCTCCAAACTCCTTATGTAAAATCCATCCTGCTACAAACCCAATAAATGCAAACATCAACATGACCAGTGGATAAAATATGCTAAATAAATTAATCATCAAACTCTTCGTCGTTTTCCTCTTCGTCTAATTCAGCAATCTCATTTGTCTTTTTAAAATGACGCTGCAGATTATTCATCGTAATGAAACGCCACAACATAGACGGCTCGGTCGCGGAGTTTAGCGCCACCATGACCAATTTAAAAATGAGTGTGGTTTCGTATGCAGTAATATCGCGTTCTGGATCAAGTTCATAGTAATAACCACTATCATCAATTTCTATTTTAAGTTTTAAAATGGTAGAAGGTTTCATTTTGATATCTTCTAACAAATTATTTATCATCTCTTCTTTAGTTGCCATTGTCATCTCCATATTTATAATTTATATCTTGTATTGTTTCAATAAGGACGACAACAATAAAACCAATCCACCATTTATAGTTAGCGTCAAAATGATATAGCAAAAAAGCGGTTAAAAAATCTAGCATTAAAATGCTCCTTCTTCAAATGTAATAACACTATTAATATATTTCTGTGCCTCGTCATTAAGTCTAATGCCCATGTAAACATGGTCTCGTTTTCCATCTTGGCGTAGTAGTCCGACTTCAATACGATGTTCTTGCGTTGCTGCCAAGAATCGACGCTTGAATGAAAACTCAGTACCTGGTGGCAATTTCTTTTTAATCGCCCAACGTGAGTAGCATGTAAACACATCATCTTTGGATACCGATGCCGTTGGATCAAATACTAATGCATCTTCTACAAATAAACCAATAGGGTTACCCAATTCAGTCATCAAATCTAAATAAGATGCGCCCGATTTAGGTTGTACAAAATATCCACCACGTGCTAATCGTCTTTGCAATCCTTCCATCGCCCAATTAAAGATACCAGAAAGCTCTGATTCTAATTTGTGAGCTAACTCTGTGTCCTCTTTATTGTAGAAGGATTTAGTCATTTTTAATACCACCATTCGTCCTGTGAGCGCGTTTGAGTTTTCCGTGAGCTGTAAGACTTCATTGGAGTATATGACAATTCGTGTGGGCAAGTAACCATTCCAAGCTTCTTTGTTCTTCCTATTAACAGTAATGGTATCACCACCAACGATACGAAGGAGTTGAGACACAACAGCATTACGATTCCTCTCGGGTGCCCTGGCATCAGTAAAGCTAGCAAGAAGCTTGCCAAGCCAAGGCTGTAAACCAAAGCTATCACATAGTTCACCCAACTCGGGAGCCACAGTGTTGTGTTGTCCGAGGAGAGACACGAGCACCTTGTTGATCGTTCCCTTGCCTGATCTTCTAGGGCCAATGATGTTAAAAAACTTTTGTTGACGTGTGTCCCCGCTGAGGATGTAGCCGAACATTTCTTGTAAGGTTTCGATGGATTCATTGTCGTCCTCCCATACTGATTTTAAAAAATTCATCCACGTTGGACATGATGCTGATTCATCATACATAAACGCAAGTGAGTTCTGTGTAAAGAACCCTAATGAATGTGGGATCATCACATTATCTTCAACGTGGAATATACCATTTTGCAACGAGATTAATTTAGATGCCGGTGGTTTATTGGCACGATGCTGCATTAACCATATCGGCGGTTTTGTATTTGGGTGATTGGGTAAGTGCGTAATCGATTTGATCGCGTCCAATGCAGCCGAGACACTGGCCGGTGTTGGATTGAATGGTAAGATGTTTTGTTTACGATCAAGCTTTTTACACTTATCTAAAAACTTATAAAGATCAGCGCGAACAGTTAGTTCTTCTATGATCTCGTAATGTGTGCCTACATAAATATAAAAGTCATCGGCATAATGTACTAACTTATATCCTTCTTCCGATGAGTAAAAGTTATCGAGGAATACTCGAGCGTGCGCCATCACGTTGTTGTCTAAAATCGTGTCCCCGTTGGCGAGCGCTTGCTTTAGTAATTGCTGATTCACTTCAAACACGAGTGAACGCAACGTGGCACCGCTGCCTTTAAATGTTTTCCATTTGGATTCGCAAGAGTTAAGCCCTGTCGATTGATACTTATGTGACTGAGATGACCAACGATCCCACAACTCACACCATTCAATGTCACCTTGACCTTGATGATGAAGAATCGCACCAATCTTTAACCACTCTGCATAGCCTGTATCGGGTGAGTAGTGCGGTAGGATTTCCGATTCTACTTTGGCAATATCATATCCTTCTAATGGCGGTGTGTAATCTGAGAATGCGTCACCTGTTTTGGTAAGTTGTCTCGGTGGCACTATGGACGTTACGTCTTGTTCTTGGGTTGGGATTGTGCCTGAGATGTGATGACCCGTCACGGTAAAGTAACGTGAGTGCGGATATACTTCTAATCCGATCGAGTGATCGACGTGTGCAGATGGAAGTGTGGCGCGTGTAAATATCTTGACACCAGTGCCAGAGGGTGAGACTTCCATATACCCGTTGAGTCGCGTCGCAATTTGGGCGGATGCGTCGTTGATGAATTCGTGTGTGGTCGGATCTAAGCAGTCGTCTAAGTCTATGCCAACGAGGTTGTCATCTTTAGAAAAGACGAAACCGATGCCATCAAACTTGCCTGGGTTGGAGTTGTATGCGTGTTCGACAGTCATGAAGTCTGTCCATTGTTCTACATTGGTTGATGAGGCAGATTGGCCGTTTGGTTGTACGGGCATCTTTGACCATCGTGGTGCATTTTCATCGCCCATCTGAACCATGCGCCATAATACCCAACGCGGTATCGTTTTGAGTTCGAGTGGAATGTTTGCCATATTAACGGGCAAGCATTGTGGTTTATTGTTGGTGGTGTTTTCCATATTCGTCCTAACTAATGCAAATTTTATACAAAATTATAAATATATTTTTTCTTGTGTGTCAAATGATGCTGTAAGTCCTTGATTTATAACACATTGTCACACTTCTTTTGAGCTAAGTGCTTGATTATAAAGGATTGTTACAATTTGTAACAATTTTGTGTCACACTTTGACCCTCTGTAACCCATTGATTTTAAACAAGTTGTCACACTTGTCACACTTCTTTGTCTTATATTCTTTTTTAAAATAAAATAAAATAAAATATAGAGGCAGGGTAATGTGCGTTTTAAGTGTGACAAGTGTGACAAGTGTGACAATGTGTTAATAATCAATGAGTTACAAATAGCAAATGATGTAATCATAGGCAATTCTGCCAAAAAAGTAAGCAGATAAGATAATTACGTACCATTTTGCAACTTGCCACCATGTCTTTTCATCATTAAAGTTCAATTGAGTACCCCTTATTTTTCATCATGTGATATGCCCATTTTCTAAAAGCAATACGATTCTCTTCTGTTTGTGCATCGCGATCGTCCCATACTGCTTCTAAGATAAAATTGCCTGCGCTATTATGAAAGTCTATCTTTTTAAAATTACCCTCTTTGTCAAAGACATCTGTAGGCAGTGCTAATCCTTTTTCCGATGCCAATTCTTTTTCTATGTCTTTAGTACGACGTTTTAATTCTATGATGTTAGTCATCTTGTTCCTCCAAAAATCTTTCTTCATTTAAATGTTCGAGTGATACGGGTTCACGTGTGAGATAAGATTGAAGCAGTCTCACTCTTTCCTCATCGACACCCATCATTGTGGCTACTTCACTTATTTTTGGTTTGCGACCTAAAACTTGTGATAAAGCACGTTCATTATAATTCATTTTCTTGACTGCTTCCATAATATTTACGGGCAGTCGTATGAGGTTAGCCGTATTGTCAAGCTCTCGACGAACACCTTTTTCAATAAATGATCTGGCATAGGTTGCAAAGCGTGCGTTGTTTGTAGGTGTCCACCGACGTGCTGCAATAGTGAGTTGTTCATTACCCATGGCAAGTAGATCTTCAAGTGGCATGCGACTATATTTCCACGCTGTCATTTTGCGTACGATGTAAACGACAAATCTCAAATTGTGCTTAATCAATTTGTCCAGGGCTTTTTGGTCACCCTCTGCAATACGATAAGCAAGGCGGTGCTCTTCTTCCGTAGGTAAGATGTCTACCCCATAGAGCGATTGTAAGTAGTCGGTGAGTATATCATTGGGTTGATAATCTTCTGTCAAAATGGGGGATCTCCTAAGTTGAGTGAAAGTAATTGCTGAAATGGGTGTGGTGGTTTAGGAAGATTTAATTTGGTGATGGTGTATCCTTGACATAAAAACTTTTCTGCAAACTCCATAGAATAAAACCGACGAATTGCTTCGCCGGTTTCATCTCGTAGTTCGTATGCGGGTTGTTTCATTAAACGTGTAGTGTTAAAGGTTTAACGACAACGGCATTGACTGTTTTGACTTCGGTCACAGATGATACAAAGTCATCGTCACCTAATTCACGCACAAGCGTTGGACTAATTGCCGCGCGATCAAACTGTTGCACATTGACTTGGAATAAGTTGCCATCATACTTACCCACACCTCTGGCAATCAAAGCATCTTTTAATTTACGTGCAGATGCTTCAAGGTCTTTGATCTGTTTATCGATCATGCCTAAAGTGTCAATGGTTTTAACTAAATCGTCATTCATTTTATTCTCCTTGGTGGTTAAAGTTGCAAGATCTATTATAGACCATTATTAGCATCAGTCAACCTTTTGCTGTCATATTTTTTGGTCTTTTTAATTTTGTCAAGTAAAGATTCAAATTCACTTGGTCTCATATAATCATTTAAGACTACACGATAAGCCGTAATGTATTCCATCAATGACTCGTCTTTGGTCTTTTCATATTCTTTATATAAGGTGGTGAAACTATGACTCAATGCATCAATGATGATTGAGTCATATTGGTCACGTGTGATTTCTACTGAGATTGTAATCATGATTAGAACGCCACGATAAATACAATGAAGCAGATTGCAATCACAATCCAAGCTGCAGCATCGATTGGGTCATGATCGATAGGGTCACTATATTCATTATGCCAACCATTATGTCTGGCTAACTGCCTATGTGTTACGATTCTTTTCTTGCTCATGCTATTCTCCTTAATGTGCTAATGGTGAAAATTCTAATACTGCTTTTAACGTAGTATCATTATCGATAGGTACATTATCCAACGCGATTAAAGCTAATACTGATAATACATTATCTTTTGGATTACCTTTTGCAAATCCACCAATGTGCCAGTCGGTATTCTTTTCTGGATCAATGAGAGATTTCCAATCGTAGATGGTAGCGATAGTGCCATCATCAAATTCAATATGCCATTCAGCTTTGACTTTTTCATCTCCACTTGTATCAAACATTGGCATACCAAAAGCTTTTACTAATTGATCAAAGCTACAATCAATCGTGCCTCGTAATGAGGTTCCGGTTACATCGATATTTTTGGTATCGTTGTGTGTTCTATATTGCATTGACATTAACATTTGTTTCTCCTTAGTGGTTAAGTATTGCATCCTAATTGTCTCAAATTACCAGGGGGGTGTCAAGCAAAATTTACCCAAATATTATTTTATTATAGTTGATGTGTAAATTTTGGAATTTAAGAATGCTTATGTACACCGTGGTTTCCAGATTTTGCTCTGAAAGAATGCTTATGTACATCGTGGTTTCCAGATTTTGCTATGAAAGAATGCTTATGTACATCATGGTTTCCAGATTTTGCTCTAAAAGAATGCTTATGTACATCGTGATTTTCCAGATTTCAAAGTAAAAGAATGCTTATGTACATGAGGGTTTTTAATTAAATAACCTTGTTAAGATTATGGGTAATAAATACCCATACTCTCATTATGGTTATTAAATAACCATAATGGTAAAAGGGTTATTCTAAAAAATCCCTTAATCTCGCATCAAATCAATGCTTGAGCTCTGAAATAGTGTGCAATTCATCGCACAATCGCTCTATACGCGATTCTTTTTATCTATCCTATACTTACCCCCTTTCAAAAAATGATCGTGATTCAATGGCTTTAAAAAGCCCCTTTTTAATATATGGCTCTCACAATCGCTCTATAAGCGATTATTTTTTGGTGCTTGATGTAATATCATTACCCCGAGAATCGCCTCGCTCAATGAATATAAAAAGCCCCTTAAAATCGATTTAATTCGATCGAATCGATCGCTGATTTAATACTTATTTAATCGCTCGAATAGCACTCAAAAAAAAGCCCCGAATAGATCGGGGCTCGAATGATTAAATAAAAATTAAATCTTCACCCCGAATAATCGGTTTCGAGATCGCGCTCGAGAGTATTTTCGATTGGTGCTTTCAATAGTGACGCGCGCTCATCGATGCGCGAATCATTAAAAGAATAATAATCGGCGTAATCGTCGCGCGCGTATTGTGAATTGCCTTGCGCAATATAATCGTCGAGCTCGAATACATGATTAATAAGATCGCTCATAATATCGGCGATTTTTTCGGGCTTGCTTTTCTTAATGAATCGAGCGAGCTCGCGTTTATCCATGTATAGCACCTCATCTAAATCGGGATTGTCATAGATCGAATAATATGCGCCCGAATAATAGCTAGAATACTTGTCATCGTAATCGGCATATTTTGGCTCGCGATCGATCGGCAATTCAAGCGCGCCCCATTCGATCGATGTAATGCGATCGCGTAATCGCATCAAATAATCGACGTCGAGTATTTCACGCGATGAATGCTCGTGATCGTACCCGATCGAGAAATTAAAACATTCGGGAATAAGCCCGAAATATTCGCGCGTGTCAGTATAAGTGCCCGTATCATCGAGCACGTGATTCATGCCGATCGTGTCAATGATGAATTGCGCGCACGTATCCGATGCGCCTCGACACGTGCCTTGATGCGTAATGATTGATTGCGTGCCTCGACGATCGAAAGCTATCGCATGGGTGAAAGTAGATAACCAATCGGAATGATACTCAACCATGGCACGCGAGCCGATGCCCCCTTTCTCCTCGCCTCGATGAAATATAAAGGCACCATGCACGCCTCGATCGATCATCTCGAGCAATAAAAAGACGCCTGCGCCATCATCGGCACCGAGGCAATCATCGCTTGAATCAATGAATACTTGATTCGAGAATGAATCGAGATACACCTCTTGAAATGCGCGATCGGGATTCGATCGGTGCATCGTGTCGATGTGGCACGAAAAGAGCACGCGCGATTTATCCTCGGGGTGCGTATTATCGAATCGATACGCGATGACATCGCCGTCGAGATTGTGCATCGGCTCGAATTGGCTCAAGTATTTTAAAGCGAATGACAACTCGCCGATCGAATTGTGCTCGCGCCTGTATGACAAAATGTTTAATAATCTATCCATTTACTGCCTCGCTTTCTTTTCTAAAAATTGGATTTAAAATAAATCCGAGATACTCATTATCCATGCACGAATACTCGCTTTCATCGATCTTAATTGCGTATTGCTCGGCAATCAATCCGAAACTTGTAAGAATCATATATGCGCGTGGATAATAGAGCCCGTCATAATTGCATTTTCTTAAATCGAGATGCTCGATCAATTTCATAATCTCGCCCGATTTAATATCGCTCTCGAGAGGCTTATTAAAATGATTTTGATAGGGCAATAAAACACCGATCGGATATTTACGCATCGATTGCCTCGCTTTCAATTTTATAAGAATTTAGCACGCCGATCATGTCATCATATTGGGTGAAATGAATCGCCTCGCCATTCGGCAAGAATCGCGCCTCGCTCACATCGATATAATTTTGAAAATGGGTTTCGGTGACGCCCGATTTATACGTGGTATGAGATCGCACATATTCGATAATCGGGGTTATTGCATTTTCTCGATGAATCCACACGCCCTCGATCGACGTTTCGATCATTTCATCGGCGAGAAAATATTGACACGAAACATCATCACAAATGATGACATTCTCGTCGTGTGCGTCGCGCGTGTAATACTCGCTATCACTTTCACAGTAAAAGGCGTCATCGAGATGAATAAATTCTTGATCGCCATTTTCATTGATCGCGTGCACACCATCATTATCGGCGCACCCGTCGCATACTGAATAACCGAGATGATCGTGGTATCGCGTGTCATCTTCATGATGATAATCGCCACACCATTCACAATACACCGAATTATCGTCGTATTCGTCGATTTCGCGATCGAATCCATTCGTGCATACAAGGTGATGATTGCCACTATTTCCGATTCGGAAATATAATTTCCCGTCGATCGTTTCGAGATCGGCGAATTGACAATCGCTCGAATTGCCTCGATCGATATATGGTGCTTTATAACCCTCATCGCTATCAAAAGTTTTAATAAGCACATCATTAAGCGTGCCATGCTTATAACCTTGATCGATCAATAGTGACTGCAACCATTTTCCCGTCGTGCTATTCTCGGGGGCTGGATAGACGCGAATATACTCTTTCACATCATCACGCACGATACATCGAGCGAGCACGTGATCGTCGCGATCGCTTAAATACGCCAATCTTAAAACTGATAGATCGTGCGCATATAATTTCACCGAATCACAATCGCTCATACATGAATTGACGTGGCGATCGTCGCGATAAACATCGAGCCAACCCTCGCGATCATTCGAGCCGATAAAATCCAATTTCCAACCATTTCGCGCCTCGAGAATCGCATTATATGAATCGACATACGATTTAATGATCGATTCTGATTCGATGCCGATCTCGTCTTTTATATTGGTTAAGAATTTACCGAATCGCAATTTCGTTTCTTTTTGGCGTCGCATATGCTCAAGGCTCGGATAATACGCGACGAGTGACGGCTCGCTTACTGAAAAATGCAAATTGTAGATAAAATTGAATCGATCGAATTTTTCAAGGTGATCGCCCTCGATATTAGCATTGATGCCCGTCAATCTTATCGCTTGCCATTCACCCGATCTCATCTTTTCGCGTGCTTTCACGAATGAGGGCTCGAATCGCATCGCTTGCGCCTCATTCATCTGATGAATCAATGAAATATATTGAAAAGCAAATTCGATGTCTTTCGGGTGCTTTTTGATCGTGGCGATGCGTGTCGATAACGTATGCCCGATGCGCTTGTCATTGGCGCGAGATGATGCGCTTGCGACATTGTATTTATGGGGCGATTGTAGATTGCCCCGAATGAATGATCGAATCGTGTCGATGTAATTGTATCGCCCCGTTTCGTCTGATTCGAGCAAGCCTCGCGCGATCGCATTAAGCGTGGCGAGGCGTGGTGTCGATTGATGTGGTGATGAAATAGCGAGATTCATAATCAATAACCTTTCTTTTAAATATGCGCGAGATTGCGCACGCCCGATTATAACCCGAGATCATTTTCAAATACTATATATATCTCGATTCTTTTTGATTGTCATTTCATATCAGGCGCGCCCCTCTGATAAGTTTTACATATCATGGTCACGCCACCCCCGAGCCCTCGCGTGCGCATCGATCACGCACGATGCCTCGCCCGATCGGCTCGATCGCGTCGCACGATGCCTCGATGCTCGATCATCACGCCTCGCACCTTGCCACCTTGCCTCGCTCGCACCTTGCCACCTTGCCTCGATGCCTTGATGATGCGCGCCCCTTGCTCGCACCTTGCCTCGATGCCTCGCGATTGAGTGAGCACCATGCCTCGCACCGATGCGATCGAGCGAGCATCGCGCCTCGCTGGCATAGCAAGGCGAGGCGAGGCACGATGCCTTGCAACCCTTGCTAGACTAGCGAATCAAATAACCCTCCTTGCAGTAGGGGTATTTCGATCGAGGCGATACCCCAATTTGGGTCCCCTACCTGAGGGGGGCGGCGGGGGCCCCACAGACCGCAAGTTTTTATAAATCGCGTCAATTTTTAAAAAAGTCGATTCCTAAAAAATTTTTTTTAAAAATCTGGCAATTTTGACCTTTGTAAGTTATTGATTTTAAACAAGTTGTCACACTTGTCACACTTGTCACACTTAAAACGCATATTACCCCCCACCCTAATTTTTATTTTTTATTTTTTAAAATAGAAAAATAGACAAAGAAGTGTGGCAAGTGTGACAATGTGTTATTAATCAATGGGTTACAGAGGGGTAAAGTGTGACACACAATTGTTACAAATTGTAACAATCCTTTATATTCAATGACTTACATAAAAAGAAGTATGACAAACTGTTATAAATCAATGACTTACATATACTTTTTTGTTAATACTGCAAATTTTTGGCAATAATTTGCGCAAATTTGCATTAGTATACGTAGACAACGTTCATGGTTTTGCGTAGCCAAACAATTTTGATTACTGCATTAGTAAAGATGTGCTCATATCGAGTACATTTGATCTAAAAAGGAGAACAACATGGCTTGGACTAAACCAGCAGCTACAGAAATGCGTTTTGGCTTTGAAGTAACTATGTACGTGATGAACAAATAAGTTATATTTTTGTATAACTTTTTGGAAGGGGCTTAAAACGTCCCTTTCTTTTTTATAGACTTGGATAAGTTTAGATGGCCATAACGGCAATTCAAAAAGTATTAACGCTTGACTATTGGAAGCGAGCAGACAAATTAAAAATAGGAGACTATGTATTTAACCAAAATGGCAAGATCGTTCAGGTTAAATTGGTCCAGCATTATTTTTCTGACAAATGTTATGAAGTAACTTTTGATGATCATCTTACCATAGAGGGAGATGTTAATCTTGGTTTCTTAATCCAAGACAGAAATCATAGGAAACAGTTAGACGCTTATAAAAACGTCAGGCCGTTTATGAGGAAGTTAAAGTTTACTAAACTATCTAACATCCTGAATGAATCTTTAAAAGATAAACGTGGTCGAACAAAGTATTCGATCCCAACCACAAAGCCGATTGAGTTTCCTCACCAAGCTTTAAGTATACCGCCATTTCTTTTTGGGTTCTGGCTTTATAATAAAAACTCAAAGTATAACTTAGTTACCATTCCAGGCTACCAAGATTTCATCTATGAAAAGTTTAGAAGCCATGGATATAAAATTATTGAAGGGCCTAAAAGAAAAAATGGCAAACGGGTCTTTAAAACAGAACCAGCGATCCATTTACAATTGGCACCCAACATTCCTTCTCGCATACCAGCAAACTATTTGTTTGCTTCTGTGGAAGAACGAATCGAATTATTGACTGGTATCATGCATGCAAAGTCAGATCAGTATGATAAGAAAACAGATACGTTTAGATTCTCATCAAGGAACTTAAACGTAGTCAGGCAGATTCAAGCTTTAGTTGAATCATTAGGAGCAAAGACTAACATTAACTTTAATCCAGGACGAAATACATACACATTGTATTTTAAGTTTAGGATTAAGATCATGGATATTCAAAACTCCCCACCAATAAAAGTTTATCTTGGTAGAAGATACATAAAACAAATCACACCCATTCAATCCCAAATGTGTGTGCACATTGAAACAACGGGAAAAGACAACAGCATACTTGTTGGCGAAGGATTCATATCTACATGTTAACACTTAAGCAAGAAAAAATCTTAGCAGATTTTGCAAATAAAAACCGACACTGGCCAAAGAACCAACTTGATGCTGCTATCTGGCAAATCAAATGGTCACTACAGGCACTCCCCCATCAACGCGAACCTGATGACGGAGAGTTTGATACATTCCTCATGTTAGCGGGCCGGGGTTCAGGTAAAACACATACAGCATCCCATTGGATTGGTATACGTGCTTGGAAGTATGACAACACCCGCTGGTTAGTCACGGCACCAACATCAAATGATATCAGAGCCACTTGTTTTGAAGGAGACTCTGGTCTTCTCAATATCATACCACCATCTCTCATTAAAGATTACAACAAGTCTCTATTTGAAATTACTCTAACCAACGGATCATTAATCCAAGGTATCCCTGGATCAGAACCTGAACGTTACCGAGGTAAACAATTTCATGGTGCATGGTTTGATGAGTTGTGTGCATTTGAATACTTAGACGATGCCTATGATGGTGTTCAGTTTACATTACGTCTTAAAGATCCGCGCATTCCTCGTGTGCAACAAATCATTACCACAACACCAAAACCTAAAGAACTTATTGTTGATCTTAATGAAGGCAAAGTAGGTGGCGATGTTTATGTGGTAAATGCATCGTCGTACGATAACAAAGATAATTTATCTGCTACGTTCTTTAAACAGTTAGAAACTTACGATGGTACAGATATTGGTCGTCAAGAAATTTATGGTGAGATCTTAGATCCTGAACAGGCAGGTATCATCAAGCGTAAACATTTCCGTATGTGGCCAGCAGATAAACCAACACCTGATTTAGAATACGTTATTGCTTCATACGATCCAGCCACATCAGAAAAAACAATGAATGACCCAACGGCATGTACTGTGTGGGGAGTGTTTGAGCGCGAAGATGCAGGCACGTCCATTATATTATTGGATGCATGGGATGGACACCTAGCCTATCCAGAACTTCGACGCAAAGTCGTTGAGGACTTTAAAGAAATGGTCTATGGAGCTGATAACGATTTCGGTAAAGGAAGGAAAGCCGATCTCGTATTGATGGAAGATAAGTCAGCAGGTATCTCCCTTATTCAAGAGCTCCAAGGATCAGGTATCGAAGTTCGTGGATACAATCCAGGTCGCGCTGATAAAGTCCAGCGATTAAACATTGTAGCACCATTAATTGCAAAAGGCAAAGTATTTATTCCAGAAGATCCAGAACGTCCTGGTGAATTTGCAGACTGGGCTAAACGTTTTTTGCGTCAGGTTTGTTCTTTCCCTGAAGCAGGCGGTCATGATGACTATGTAGATTCCTTATCTCAATCCCTTCGAGTGCTCCGTGATTCAGGCTGGATTCAATTAGATCCTCTTCCACCGCGGGATTATTCTTATGCTGATGATGGGCATAAGAGATTTGAAAATCCGTACGCCGTATAGGGCGGATAGTTAAAAAGATATGCATTAGTACAAACATGATGGAATTATTAAAAACACCACACCAAAAGATCTTAGAAGAGGCTGGCGCTTCTCCTTTGCCATCCCCTGGAATTTTAAATACCCCAAAGCAAATGTTATTCCAAGAAGCGGGTATACTTCCTAAATATGCTGAAGGTAATCAAGTAAAATCTATAGAACAACAATTATCCCCAGAACAAATGATGGCCGCATTAATTATTAATGGCTACGAACCTCCAAAATTTAAATATGCTGACGGTGGATCTGTGGAAACTTCCATATTATTAAAAATATTATCTCATCCAGATTTTTATAAACATTTAGAACAATACTATTCTCAATCATTAGGTAATCAATAATGGCTCAACCAATCATTCCATTACAGCAAGGTGATACTTTAGCTTCTTTAGATCGTGAGCAAGAAATTCATGAAGCGACTGATCAAACAGAAGATACAGAAGAAATTGCTGAAGTACTTGGATTAGAAACGGATGATGCTGAACAAGAAGTTATTGAGTTAGATGATGGTTCAGTTGTTATTAATTACCAAAATAAATTTGGACCACAAAAAGATCCTGAGTTTTATGAAAACTTAGCTGAAAATTTTGATGAAAGTATTTTAGATACTCTTGCTTATGAGTATTTAGATTTCATTGATGTTGACCGTGAATCAAGAAAACAACGCGACAAACAATATGAAGAAGGTTTACGTCGTACCGGTTTAGGCAAGGACGCGCCTGGCGGGGCCACCTTTGACGGCGCGTCTAAAGTCGTCCACCCTGTTATGGCTGAGAGCTGTGTTGACTTCGCAGCTTCTTCCTCAAAAGAGTTACTACCACCTGACGGTATTGTAAAATCAAACATCAAAGGTGAAGCAGACACAGTTAAAGAAGCAACGGCAGATCGTAAAGTTAATTTTCTTAACTGGCAACTTACAGAACAAGTCCAAGAATACCGTGATGAGATGGAACAACTTCTCACACAACTACCATTAGGTGGATCACAATTTTTAAAATGGCGGTATGATAGCGAACAAAAACGCCCAACGTGCGAGTGGGTTCCGATTGACAATATCTTACTTCCATATTCTTCAACTAACTTCTATACTTCCCCACGAGTTACAGAAGTTCAAGATATTACAGAAGATACATACCTACAAAGAATAGAACAAGGTATCTATCGTGATATAGACGCAAACTATTCTTCAGATACACCACTTAACGATCAAACGCAAGCTGAAAAAGCTAACAATAAAATTGAAGGTAAAGATATGCCTTCAAAAAATATTGATGGATTGCGTCGCGTTTATGAAATTACATGTTTCATTCGTTTGGATGATGACCCCCTTACTGAAGGAAAACGCGCACCTTACATTTTAACCATTGATGAATCTAGTGGAAAAGTATTAGCCCTTTATAGAAACTGGGAAGCAAACGATGAAAAATTGGAAAAATTGGACTGGTACGTCGAGTTTAAGTTTATTCCTTGGCGTGGCGCTTATGCTATTGGTCTTCCTCACCTTATTGGTGGTTTGTCTGCTGCACTTACTGGTTCGTTACGTGCTCTTCTTGATGCAGCACACATTTCTAACAGCCAAACGATGCTTAAACTTAAAGGTGGACGCATCAGTGGACAATCAGACAGAATAGAACCAACGCAAGTAATGGAAATTGAGGGCGCCCCTGGCGTCGATGATGTGCGTAAAATTGCAATGCCTATGCCATTCAATCCACCATCATCAGTACTTTTCAATTTACTTGGCTGGTTAACTGACGCTGCTAAAGGTGTTGTAACAACAGCAGAAGAAAAAATTGGTGAAGCCAACAATAATATGCCTGTTGGTACTGCACAAGCACTAATTGAACAGGGTGCTAAAGTATTTTCAAGCATTCACGCAAGATTACATAGATCACAAGCTAAATCCTTAGCAATTATTTCACGTATCAATCATTGGTACTTGAGTGAGATGGATAATGAATCAGGAGAAGAGATTGAAGTTAGGGACTTTGCTTACAATAACGATGTACGTCCTGTTTCTGATCCTAACATCTTTTCGGAAACGCAAAGATTAGCACAAAACCAAGCTATTTTAGAGATGGCGAAGTCAGCACCTCCAGGCATGTTTGATATTCGTGCCATGTATCGTCGTGTATTAAAACAATTAAAAGTACCAAGTATTGATGAAATCTTACCAAACCCACAAGGTGCATCAGAATCTAATCCTGCGTTAGAAAACGTGGCTATGACAATGGGTCGTCCAGCGGCGGCATATCCTGATCAAGATCATATTTCTCATATTAAAGTGCATTTAGAGTACGCAAACAATCCATCTTATGGTGCAAGCCCTGTTATTGGACCAGCATTCTCTCCATTAGCACTAGATCATTTAAAACAACATTTAACATTACATTATTTACAATCTATGCGTGCTTATGTGGCTCAAGCAGCAGGTGGAAAAGATGCATTTGACTTACATGAAGAGAAACCACTTGATGTTGAAGCACAACAAGCGCTTGCAATTGCATCACAATTAGTTGATCAAGACACACAAATGGTTATGCAACAATATAATCAACAAATTAGTCAATTAGCTCAAAAAGTTTCACAAATGCATCAATCTCAACAGCAACAAGCTGCTGAAGCTGACCCAACTGCTCAAGTATTACTTAAAACTCAAATGGCAGAAACACAACGTAAAGCGGCAGAATCTCAATCACGCTTACAATTTGAACTTCAAAAAACCCAACAAGATTATCAAATCAAAGTGGCAGAGCTTCAACAAAAAATGGCAGACTTACAAACTAAGTATTCTACTCAGTCTACGGTCGATTCACAAAGAAATGCTACAAATATTGCAATGGCTGATCTTAATAATTCATCACGTGAGAGAATTGCAGAAATTACCGCACGTGCTGGCTTAACAGCAGATCAAATGGCAATGCAACATGAGCAAGATTTAACAGCTTTAGAGGCATCTCAAGAAGCTAGATCAGATATTCGTCAACATGGCTTAGAAATAAAGCAGCAAGCATTTACTCAATTGGCGCAACAAGACCAACAAGCTGCACAACAAGCCGCACAGGCGGATCAACAAAGAAAGCAACACATCGTTGACTTGGCTAAACAAAAATTTGATTTAGAAGCTCAAAATCAACAACAAAGCCAACAGCTTTCTGCACAGCAACAAATGCAACAACAAGATCAACAACCATCCACTGAGGAATAATCATGGCATTAGAAAAAGAATTAGGCTTTAGAAAAGCATACAAGATGACAGGCACACCTGGCTACGCTGGCGGTCCTGATCAAAAAGTAGAAGAAGGCCCATCTGGTTCACACAGAGACAATAACTGGAAAATTGGCGCTAAACAAGCTAAATTAGCTAAAGGCGAAAAAATCGGTCCAGATAAAAATCTTAACGAAATCGGCGGCGGCAACTTTTATTAGTATTTGGGGCGGATTGCCTCAAAGTCATGCATTAGTAATCGCATGAAAGATATCATAACTGAATTAATCGGTCAGATAAAGACTGAGCAAACGAAAATTGCGGAATCGTTAACCGCAGGACATGCTATTAACATTGAAAGTTACCAACGTCTTGTTGGTAACCATCAAGGTTTACAAGCGGCGTTAAATCTGCTTGATAATATCATGTCTGAAGATGACGAAGACACTAACAACTAAACTGTAAAGTTTAAGGAGGTTTGCCGAATGGCAGCATTTGACGTTGTAGCAAAGTCAGAGCCAGATTTACGCTCTGAAATAGAATGTTTTCCAGTAATAGACCCAGGTATTGAAGTTGCAGGTGACCGAGTACTCGTTCAATTAAGAAGAGAAAAGGTAACAAGCAAGGGTGGTATTATTTTGGTAGACGAAACAAGACAAACGATTAAGTTTAACGAAACTGTAGCTAAAGTTATCCAAGTTGGACCTTTGGCATACAAGGATCCATTTACACTTGAATCATGGCCTGAAGGCCCATGGTGTAAAGAAGGCGACTTAGTGAGAACTATCAAATATGGTGGTGATCGCTTTGTAGTTGACGCAGGTGATGAAGGTGCTCCGGTAGTGTTTATTACATTACAGGCTCGTGAAATCATTTCTCGCATTAAGAATTTTGAATATGCGCAGAAAATGAAAGCGTTTGTAGATTAATTAACTTTGAAGAAAGTATAACATGGCAGATAAAGAAAAAGACGTTCCAATTAAGGAACAAGAAGATGGCTCAGTTCTAGCCAAAGTGGAAGATCTTCAAGATGACTTTGAAGATGAAGCCCCAAAAGAAGAACTAAAAGAAGGTGGCGAAGTAGAAGCGTCAGCCGAGCAAGAAGATGAAGATCATGAAGAAGAAAGTGAACATCAGGAAGAAGAATCTGATGATGAACGTGAAAAAATTCGTGAAGCACGTCGTGAAGAACGCAGACTCAAAAAAGAGTTAGCAAAACAACGTGAAGCTTCTGCTAAACACAAGATTAGTGCGCTTGAGAGACGAAACGAAGAGCTTGCTCAACGTTTAATGAAATTAGAAAGCGGCGTAACATCATTTAGACTCAATCAAATCGACAAAACACTTGAAGATGAAGCAACAAGAGTCGAATATACTAAAATGAAAATGTTACAAGCTGCTCAAGCTAATGATCACGCAGCTCAAGTTGAATATTTGGAACAGTTGACAGAAGCAAAACAACGCTTACAACAAATCCAACATTTTAAAAAGCAACAACTCGAAGCAGCCAAAAAACCAGTACAAAATGTACCTACGCCCATGGCGCAAGAAGTACAAAGAAATGCAACAAACTGGTTAAAGAAAAATTCTTGGTATGATCCAGATGCTAGAGATACAGATAGTAGAATTGCCAAGGTAATCGATCAGGAACTTGTTTCCGATGGTTGGGATCCAGCAGATCCTGAGTATTGGGATGAGTTAGATAATAGGTTATCTGCACGTCTACCTCACCGCTATAGTGCGGCTAAAGGTACGACACCAAGACGATCAGCGGGACCAACCGCTTCAAGTCGAGTGTCAAATACTGCAACAGCAAGACCTAACACAATCACATTAAGTAAAGATCGTGTTCAGGCTATTAAAGATGCTGGTGCATGGGACGATGTAGAAAGACGAAATAAAATGATCCGCGCATACGCTTCGTATGATCGCGCTAACAAAGGATAATAATCATGGCAAATACTAGAGTAAAAAGAGATTTAGACGATCGCTTAGCCGATCGAGCACAAGAAGTTATGGATCGCGCTACAACAGCAGATCCGAATGATATCGCACGTCGTGAACGCCTTGATGCGTTTAGAGACAAATGGGCAAATAGTGCACTGCCTGACATCCCAGCTGGAGCAATCCCTGGAATGCACTTGTGTTGGTTATCAACAACCAATACATATGACAGTATCGACAAACGTATGGCGTTGGGTTATGAGCCAGTTAAAGCCGGAGAATTAGGATTAGGCTTTGAAGGACTAGGCAAGATGAGCTCAGGCAAGTTTGAAGGCTGTATTAGTTGTAATGAAATGGTACTTTTTAAATTACCAGAAGACGTGTATCAAGAAGTTATGAGAATGCTTCACTTAGAAGATCCTCTTGAGCATCAACGCAATATTACTGCGCAAGTACGTAATACTGCAGAGGAAAGAAAAGGTGGTCGTTCCCTACTTGAAGGCGGATTATTGGAAATGGAAAAAGATACTGCAAAAGCTAATAACAAAAATATTAGATTTCAATAACAATCTTCAATCACAAAGGAAAAGACAATTATGTCAGCAACATTTCAACCCTTTGGCCTGAAGCCAGCGTATCACCCAAGTGGTTTGGACCGTGCTGTACCATTCGTAGGTACTAACACATACATCCCTGGCGTGACATACACTGCTCCTTACAGCTTAAGTACTGGTCAATCATTTTACCAGTATCAACCTGTAGCGATCACTACAACAGGTCAATTAACAATCGCTAACCAAACTGCTGCAAGCGGTAAGGTATACGGCGTGTTCGATGGCGTAGAGTACACAAACTCTGACGGTCGTCGTTCAGTAGCAAAATATGCATCTAAGTTAACACTTGATGCTTCAACAAACATCGTATTCTGGATTTTCTCTGATCCTGCATTAGTATATGAAGCGCAAGTTAACGGCTCAGCTACAACAGCAGCAATCGGTACAGAATACAACTTTGATACAACTTCTGGTTCTACAGTTTCTGATGGTATTGCTATCGGTAACGGTGGTGCTGGTTTCTCTACTACTGCATTGCTTGCAACAGCAGTTGGTACAGGTAATCAAGGTCAAGTACGTGTAGTTGGATTAGGTCGTGAAGTAGCATACCCAGCAGGTAACACAAATCAATGGGGTGATGCTTACACTATCGTTCAAGTACAAATTTCTAATAACCAGTTCGCTGCCGCTTCAGTGTCAGTGTAACGTAACGAAAGGAACTCTTAGATGGCAACCCCAATGAGAAGTACGGACTTTCGTGCGGTAGTCGAACCGATTATCAACGAAGTCTTTGATGGTGTTTATGAACAACGTGACGACGAATGGAAAGGCTTTGTAGAACAAATCCAAGGTATTCCACGTAACTATCACGAAGAAGTAATGTTATTTGGTATGAATGCTGCACCTGCAATGCCTGACGGCACTCCAGTAAGCTACGACCAAGGCGGTACATTATATATCACACGTTTCATCTACCAAATCTATGGTTTAGCATATGCTTTAACTAAAGTTTTGATGGAAGACGGTGATCATATCCGTATCGGTTCAACATTTGCTAAACACTTAGCTCAATCTATGATTGAAACTAAAGAAACATTATGCGCTAACTTACTTAACTTTGCTTTCACAAGCGGTTATGTTGGTGGCGACGGTGTAACATTGATCAATACTGCACACCCAATCGCTAACGGCGGTTCATACAGTAATCAATTAAGCACAGCTGCTTCTTTATCACAAACATCAGTTGAGCAAATGTTAATTCAAATCCGTTCTGCAGTTGACAACAATGGCAAACGTATTAGATTAAAAGCTGAACAATTAGTTGTTCCACCAGCACTTGAATTCCAAGCTGAAGTTATTCTTAAATCAGTTTTACGTTCAGGTACTGCAGACAACGATTTGAACCCAATCAAGTCAACAGGTATGTTACCAAAAGGTGCACACGTTGTGACTCGTCTAAGCTCATCTAAAGCTTGGTGGATTCAAACTGATGCTGAGAATGGTCTCATGTTAGTAATGCGTCGCCCCATGGAAAAATCTATGGAAGGCGATTTCGAGACTGATTCAATGCGCTATAAAGCTACAGAACGTTACGCCACCGGCTGGCACGACGCTCGTAACATTTATGGTACAGCAGGTCTATAATCATTAAGATGATTGCGAAAAAGCCAGCACACGCTGGCTTTTTTGTTATATAATATCATTATGGCTAGAGATAAAGAAAATATAAAAAGATTACAAAAAGAATGGTACCAAAAAAATAAAGATTTGGTAAAAGAACGTGCTCGTCTATGGCAATTAAATAATCCAGAACAAAAAGCAAAAATACGGACAAAATATAGACACGCTAATTTAATACAACATAATGAATATAATAAATTATGGTGGTCTAGCAATAAAGATAAAAGAGCATCATATCAAGCAAAAAGAAAAGCATCACAACTCCAACGCACACCAAAATGGCTCACAAAAGATGATTTATGGATTATTGAAGAAGCATATTCATTGGCTCAATTAAGAACAAACTTATTTGGTATTGATTGGCATGTCGACCACATTATCC